TTACCAAGCAACGCTGAATTACTGGTTTAAGTTCATGTGTGAGCAGCGTGGTATATATGGCATTGAGTGCGTAGAAGTCTATCCTGGCGGCTTCAGCAAGAACTCCCGTATTCTTAATATGTTTAAGCAATTACAATCTGGTGAAATATTCGTATCTCCTGAATGCAAGTCTGAGGTATTTTTACAGATCATGCAATTCAATCCGATGCGGCGAGATAATACGGATGACATACTTGATCTACTTGCCTACTCTACAAGGGTAATTGAAATGTACGGTGAGTTTGTAGTAGCAATGAATATACTTGTGAATACTGACAACGCTGCCATTCCTCTGCTAGAGGCTGGTGCGAATACTACATTCTAGGAAAACAACGATGGCTCAATCAAATGCTATTCTTGACCGTGCAGCAGGTAAGCCAGTAAAACTCAATACAAGAGATAAGAGGCTCAGACAAGCTCTTATACTTACAGACACAGAGCTATCTATGGATCGTGCGCAAGGTAATAGTATGGCCAGCATGACAGAGCTGCTTCGTGAGATGGATATGCAAAAGAAACCTGAGCGTAAAGCAATACTGCAACAAGAATACAATGCTATTCTAGAGAATGTAGCTCCATTCGTACCAGAGGCAATCATGACTCGTGCGCCTGCCAAAGGAGAAGAGAAGGAAGAACCCATCTCTATCCTCGATAGACTTATCAATATATTCAAGTAATCAAACAATAGGAACCATCCCAAATGGCACAAGCTAATACTCCAATGATTCTCTCGCGTAAATCCCAAGAAGGGATTGTACAGTACGCGCAGCTTTGCTATTCAATGAACAGTGCGAACTGGAATATTAGGAATCAGTTGCGCGCTATTGATCTAGCATATATTCGTGAGAATGATCTCACTAAAGATAATCAGCGAGCCAAGATTGCCAATCGCTATGGCGACTCGAATAAGTTTCAGAACATCACAGTGCCTGTAGTAATGCCTCAGGTAGAATCTGCTGTTACTTATCAAGCGTCTGTATTTCTTACTGGTCATCCCATATTTGGTGTGGTATCTAATCCGCAGAATATGGATGCAGCAATGCAGATGGAAACAGTCATTGAAGATCAATCTATCCGCGGCGGTTGGGTGCAAGAGTTTCTCAAGATGTTTCGTGATGGCTTTAAATACAATCTAGGTATTCTAGAAGTAGATTGGAAGCGAGATGTTACAGCGACGCTGGAAACTGACATTGGATTCTCAACAACCCAAGGGCGACCAAAGGAGGTGATCTGGCAGGGTAATGCAATTAAGCGCTGGGATCCTTATAACTCTATCATAGATAATAGGGTTCTCCCCACTGAATTGTATTATAAAGGCGAGTTTGCTGGCAATACGGAACTAATGTCTCGTATTCAATTGAAAGCATTCATCAATACTCTGCCAGATAAAATGGTAGATAACATTGTGGCTGCTTTCAATTCAGGACTTGGTTCTGCTGGAATTGGAGCGGTAAATGATACTCAGGCGTATTACATTCCGCAAATCAATCCTAATGCCCTGATTGATACCCAACTCTCGCGGCAAACTACTAACTGGATGCTCTGGGCTAATCTTGCAGGTTCAGACAACAAGATCCAGTACAAAGATGTTTATGAAGTAACAACGATGTATGCGAAGATTCTTCCCTCTGATTTCAATATCAAAGTACCTGCACCGAATACTCCGCAGGTGTGGAAATTCATCATTGTAAATCATCAGGTAATCATCTATGCTGAGCGCCAGACTAATGCGCATGGCTATTTGCCTGTTCTCATCTGCCAACCAAATGAAGACGGTTTAGGATTTCAGACAAAGTCTCTCGCAGCAAATGTATTGCCTGTGCAAGATATTACATCTGCGATGTGGAACTCCATCATTGCTGCTCGTCGTCGTGCTATCTCTGATCGTGGCATTTATGATCCTTCACGTATCACTGATGCGCATATCAATAGCGAGAATCCGTCAGCTAAGATTCCTGTGCGTCCTGCTGCATATGGTAAGCCTGTATCAGAATCATACTACCCTATTCCATTCAGAGATGATCAGTCTGGCGTATTGATGCAGGAAACTGGTGCATTGATGCAGATGGCAAATCTTATCTCTGGCCAGAATCAAGTGCGGCAAGGTCAGTTTGTAAAAGGCAATAAAACATTACGTGAGTTTGAAAGCGTGATGGCTAATGCCAATGGCCGCGATCAAGTCACTTCTATGTTGATTGAATCTCAATTGATGACTCCGTTGAAAGAGATTCTCAAAATAAACATCTTGCAGTATCAAGGTGGTGTATCTCTCTACAATCGCGAGCGTGAGCAAGTTATCAATATTGATCCGATCGCGTTGCGTAAAGCAGTGCTGGATTTCAAAATCTCTGATGGTCTCACTCCTTCTGATAAACTCATCAACAGCGACACATTGCAAGTAGCAATGCAGGTGATTGGCTCATCTCCGCAGATTGCAGCAGGTTACAATCTTGCTCCGATGTTCTCGTATTTCATTAAAACTCAAGGCGGTAGAATCCAAGAGTTCGAGAAACCTCCTGAGCAGATTGCATACGAGCAAGCTCTGGGTCAGTGGCAGCAGATGATGGCAATGATGGCAGAAAGTATGAAGAAAGCAGAACCGCAGCAGATGCAAGAGATGATGAAGCAATTGCCGCCGCAACCGTTGCCAGAGCAATTTGGTTACAAACCGGCAGATGCTGGTGCATCTATCCAACAGCCGCCAACTGAGCAAGCAACTCGCATTAATAACATTACCAACAATATCACCAACAACGAGTAATAGGCAGACACCATGAGCATTAAACTCCATCAATTTACACCAGCAATGCTATCTAGTTTTACCAAAATAGCTATCTCAGTAGAAGATGAGCAATTAGGTTTAGCTCTTTCTACAAACACACTTGCAGTATTACAAAACTTGAGGGCACAAATAGCGGAAGAAAAACTACACTTAGTTCTTGATCCTAGTAAGTTGCATGAATACGCACAACAAGAAGCGCACCTTCGTGGACAGCTTGATATTCTTTCTTATCTTATCAATGCTGCCGATGAAGTTCAGAAGAAGATAGTAATCGACGACGATTCACAACAGTAACATAACTCAACTAATGGAGATTTAATCATGGGTATTCTTGATATTTTTGGTGGCGCCAAACCTGCACCTGCTGCTCCTGCACCTACTACGCCTGGTAATATTCCGGCGACTGCTGCACCTAGCGCACCTGCACAACCTAATACTGCGCCGAACGGTACTGTTCCTGCGCAGCCTATTACTGCCGCACCTGCGGACACAACTCCACTCGCTGACTTCAAGGACATTTGGCAAACTGCACCTGTCGATCCAAATGCACCTGCGAAACCTGCTAGCGTATTTGGTGATGTAGATCCCAAGAAATTTATGGAAGCAGCAGGAAAGATTGATTTTTCCAAGGCTGTAACTCCAGAACAATTACAAGCAATTGCAGCTGGCGGTGAAGGTGCAGTGAAAGCCTTTGCTGAAAGCATGAACAAAGTAGCACAAGGTGTGTACGCTCAATCAGCTTTTGCATCCACTAAGATTGTAGAGAATGCATTAGCTAAATCTCGGGAATCCTTCCTCTCTGAGCTGCCTACCCATATCAAGCAGCAACAGGTTTCTAGTACGCTGCGTGATTCAAACCCGATCTTTTCCAATCCTGCTGTACAACCAATCATTTCTGCTCTGGAAGTTCAGATGACGCAGAAGTATCCCAATGCAACAGCTACTGAAATTACCAATATGGCAAAACAGTATGTTGAACAATTGGGAGCTGCATTTGTTCCTAAGCCTGCAGAAACTCCTGGAAGTAAAGATTCTGGTACGGATTGGGAAAAGTTCTTGCTCAATAACTGATTCATTGTAATATCTTTAATAACTCTTTTGGAGAAACATTATGGGCTTTAAACGTGTAATGCTTGATGATGGTGGAACGCAACGTCGCGCACGTGCTGGCGATGCTAGCTCCGATAATCCGGTAATCACTACCAACGCTGCTGCTGGCAATCAGGCAATTACGATTCCGATGATTTCTGGTGGTGTTGGTGTATTCACTGGTGCTGCTGGTGGCGTACAATATACCATTCCTGTTGCTGCTGATATTATCGCAGCGTTTCCGGAAATGGACATTGGTGATACTCTTGAGTTCTCGATCACCAATACTGCCGCTCAAGTTGCTACGCTGAATACGGCTGCTGCTGGTGTGACGTATGCTGGTTTCACTACTGCAAACGCTGCAACTCGCGTCGGTCTTATCACCAAGACTTCTGGCACCACCGTCACCTGCACCTGGATCTGATTCTAGATCTCCCATTTATTAATTAGAAAAAGGAAATAAAATGCCTAGCTTTACTGGTATGTTTAATACGGGTGACTTTACCCAAGATCTTGCAAAGAAGTCATTTGCTGGAATGATCACGCGGTTGATGCCGAATGGAACTGCGCCGCTGTTTGGCCTTACTTCCATGCTGGCATCGGAGATCGCTGTTCAAGTTGAACACGGTTTCTTTACTAAGACGATGCTGTTCCCGTCGTTGAATCTGGATGCTGCGGTTGCTGATGCTACCACGCAAGTGTTCACTGTTGCTAGCACTGCCAATGTTCTTCCTGGCATGATTATGCGCGTGAATAGCACTGGTGAGAACGTCATCATCAATAGCGTTCTGTCCGCCACCACTGTGCAAGTTACTCGTGGTGTTGGTACTGTCGCCGCTGCTGCTATTGCAGATAACGTCGATCTGTATCAAGTCGGTAATGCGTACGAGGAAGGTTCTACTCGTCCGTCCGCTCTGAATATTACGCCGGCTCGTGTCACTAACTTGACACAAATCTTCCGTAATACCTGGGCAATTACTGACACGGCTCGTGCTACGATGGTTATTGCTGGCGAATCTAACGTAGCTGAATCGCGTCAAGATTGCGCTGCGTTCCATGCTGCTGACATTGAGAAAGCTCTTTTCTTTGGTCAGAAATCGCAAGGTA